GTGGCACAACATACTACATTCCACAATGCTGTGAAAATGAGAAGTGTGGCGGTAAGTGCAATTAGACCCAAAGCCATGCAATCATTGCATAGTCGAGTGCAGTCGCACCAGCCACAGATACCAGTGTAAGAGTTGAAAGAAAGATGTTGAACTTCATCAGTCCTTCAAGATTAGATTCTTTTTCTTCACGCTTTGCGTCTCGATCCATAAGCCATTGAGCAAATCTTGCCGTGCGACTTTCAGGTTGTGTTTTTGTTTCTTCAATTGCAATTTCAGTTTCGGTCATATTTGTATTCCTCCAGGTTGATACAAGAGATTGTATCCAAGTGTACTAGCTGCATCATAGCCTGATGCTTGTCCAGTGTATTGGAATTTGTTGGTAACATTGCCAGCAGCAATTGCTTGACCTGCCTCGTATTGTAATTCAATAGCATACAAACCAAATCGTACTGGCAATGGTAATGGCAAACCTTGACCAGGTAAAATTGGGTCAAGAATTTGTTCGAACAAGAACTCATCAACACCTTCAGTAATGATTGGTCCGTAAAACATCTTAATCACGATCAAACTGTTGCTGCAAATCATAGCTGCGCTTGAGACGCATGAGGTATTGATAATCAGCTTCTTCTTTTGCTATTGCTCGAAGAATATAACGAGCAGGATATACGATCATTGTTGTTGCTGTATTGTTAGCTCCCATTTGTACGACTCGATAACAATACACACGGTCAGCTGCAGTCGGGCTAAGTGAACCGAGTTGATTCGAACTTAACAAATTGAAATAGTTCGAACCAGCAAAATCAACATCAATTGCATAAACTCGATGCCTAGCGTAAACTGTTTGTTCGAATGTGCCAAAACCAAAACCGCCTGGACTAGCTGTGTTACCAAGTGTAAGAAATGTTGTTACCTGGTCATCACTCAAAGGAATGGCTGACATGATATCTGCAACTTGTAACAAATCACCTGCAACTCCAGCAACTGCAATAGGGTTCTGTACTTCTTGAACTGCAGCTCCTTCAAAGAACAATGTCTTTTCTTCAATTGACATACCAGCCAAATCGAAATAATTGTCCGAGACAAAGAAGTTAGATCCAGGTGTAGTTTGCCTCCAGTTGCTACCTTCACTGATCGTAAACACAGGACCTGCTTTGTCAACATTCAGCAAGTTGTGTTCTTTTGTCAAAGTCTTCATTTCATCGACCTCTTTCTTTCTGCTGATCGATTCCAGGACTTAGCAGCTCTCTTGAACAATACCTGGTGCGACGAACGAGGATGTTTTTTCTTAAGTATTGCAAGTTGCTTTTTCATGTACTTGTTGTAAGCACTTGGAGCACGCTTTGCTTTCTTTACAATTTTCTTTGCTTTCTTTGCAACAGGTTTAGCTTTATCGAGAGTGGATGTCGCACTTGCGCCCAGGTCTTTTATTTCCTGGAGGAGCCTAATGGCATCGTCAATTGAGGTCAAACAAGAACACCTCAGTTGTCAGCGGCAGTAGATTGAATTGCGATCGCCATGAAGTCCTTCTGCGAAAGTGTGACAATAGAAGCGTTGACACGAACAGTAACATTGACTGCTGTACCACTAAGTGAGGATGATTGAGCAGTAAGATACAATGCGTCATTGACAACAAAGCGACCATCATCAGCTCCCTTACCATAATTATCTGGATAAAGGTCAGCACTGTTTGTCAAGTAGCCTGTTGGGTTGTAGTCAAGGTTTCCAGATGCAACAAGTGCTCGATCTTCAGCAAAAACAAGTCCTCCTCGATTCAGGTCAGTAACCTGGACAACAACAGTACCTGCGCCACCCATGTCAGATGGTGCTGAAGCAGCTGCTGTATTTCCTTGATAGATGAAATCAACACTGTGAACTTGTAGTGCTTGACGGTCGCCAACATCAACATAACTGCCTAGATCGATAGTTGCAGTTGTATCAGTTCCAGCATCTGTAATTCGAATTCGTTCGGTAAGCGTAAACATTGAGGTCTTTTTGGTAGCCATTGTATCATCTCTGTATTAGGTGGACGGGGGTTTTCTCAGCAAGTGTTGGCCCTGACTAGTTCCCCCGTCCAACCCTATCATGATAGGGTCGGTTTATAGTTTCGACGATTTGCCTTCTCTCTCTCTCTCTCTCTCTCTCTCTCTCTCTATTTACATGAATAAATAATAATAATAAGGAGTACTAGGTGAGAGAATCATGGCCCGACGTCAAAAAGAACGACTTCGCACCATCCAACTCGACTTGGATGTGTCGGAGATCGCACAAAAACTAGCAGATAAGAAAGAACTCTCATCAACTCTATCCGAGTTACTGAGAGCGAACTACGGATTTGGAGATAAACTCGAAGAAAAGAAACGAGAACTCCATGCAATCCTCGATCACATTGCAGACATGCATCACAAGCGTGATGAAATGATTGCCGACATAGATGCGACGGAGAAGGAATTTCTCGAGACACAAACCAATGTTGTGCCTCAGTTGAAGGAGAAACTTGTCACACTTCGAGCGAAGTACGATCTCATCAAGCGTCAGGCGGAAACCGCCATCGATGCATCAGTTCGTTCGATGAAGTATCGAGCGATGGAGCAATTCGAGAATCAAATTCAGGAAGTGCTGCAGCAGTTGGAGGAGTTTCAATGAGTTGTGGATTCTATTTTAATTACGATTGGATTACAGGCGACGTTCTATTCGATTGGTTGTTGCCACTTGATGAATACCATGGTCCTCAAGGTCCATGGTGGCAATGTATTAGCTGCGATAAAATATTTTATTCTGCAACGATGTGTTGTGAACCATGTTGTAATCCATTCTCAGGTTACTGCAGGACGTGTTCACCATGATTCCAGAATTATGCGTCGGACCATTTGAATGGGATCGTGTCAAAGATATGGCACAAATCTATTGTCGATGCTGTGGCACAACATACTACATTCCACAATGCTGTGAAAATGAGAAGTGTGGCGGTAAGTGCAATTAGACCCAAAGCCATGCAATCATTGCATAGTCGAGTGCAGTCGCACCAGCCACAGATACCA